AGTTATGGAACAGGAACTGTAGAAATAGAATCTAATGGTGAGATAGCATTAATTGAAATTAATTATAATGGTGCTTTTAAAGGTGTAAATAGATTAGGTGTAGGTTGGACTATGAAAGCAGGAAAATCTAAGGTTATTATATTTAGTTTAGCACAATCACAAATAACTAATGTATTGTTTGATTATATTGGAGAGCTTGAAATAACATCTGCTAAATATGTTACTTGGGATGAACAATATAAAACAGCACAAGTTAATAATTTAAATAGAAATGATTGGATTCTTGCTAGAGGTAATTGGAACTCTGATGCAAGAAAATATGAAGAAATAGAAACACAAAAAATTATACATAAAACAGTTAGAAAGACTAGAATTTAGGAGATATAAATGGCAAAAAGAAGTGTAGGCAAACCAAGATTTTATGCACCATTAGACCAATACCTCAAAGCAAAAGGATACTATAGAGGAGCAAGAACAGGTAATATGACTGAGTTTGTGCAAGGTGAAGAAGTTTGGAATATGAACCCAACTCAACCTTTTCAATATACTTTAACAACATCTGATAATTCAGGACATTATTTTGAATTTTACATAAACACAGAACCTCCTGAAACTGATGACTATTCAGGTTTGCTTCCTGCTGCAAACAAAGAGTTGGAAATGCTGTTATCTAAAGCCCCAGAATCTAGTGATGAAAGCAAATCAGGGTTTTATGCAGCTTGTCTAGGTCATAAGTTTGCAGATAGAAATTTAAGTTTTTATGCACAATATTCAGGGGCTGATGGACAGGGAGATTTTGATGGAGCATCGTCAGGTGACTATACTAGCTTTATTAATTGTGGCGATTTTCTTACTCCTGTAGAATACAATGGCTACTCAATACAGCATTTTAAAAATTTTGGAGCAAGTGCATATAGTGAAATGGCTTACACTATGTTTAGAATTACTGCTTTAAATCCTAATGGAGTTTTAAATGAGGGGGAAACAGAATCAATGGGAGCTGTAAGTTGGGGAAGATGGTTTGAGCCTGAGCACTCAGTAGATTTAGATGTTAAGTTAATTACTAGCTATGAAGGAATAGAAGAGCAAACAACTGTTGGTGGCTCATCCTTATCTAATATAAACTATCTTGGCAATCCTAACTGGGGAGATTTACCTGCTTGGACATTAGAAAAACAAGAAGGTAATGATTATAGTATCGGCTCTTGCTCCCCAAGAAGAACTTGGCAAATAAAATTAAGCTATCTATCAGACACAGACATTTTTAACACAGCAACTAATGAAAATAAGTTTTTTACTTATGACTCAAGCGACAGCGAGTCCTATACATTTGACGCTTCTATAGCTAGCTTTATGGGATTAACTTTTAACGGGTCTCTTCCCTTTTTATTCAATCCTGACTCTAGCGCAGATAATAAAGAATTTGCTATCTGTAAAATTGACCAAAGCTCTATATCATATAAACAAGTAGCTTTTAGAACTTGGAATGTTAGTTTTGTTATTAGAGAAGTTTGGTAG